CTTTTGAGAATTTATATAAGACTTATCAAGAGTGGGTAAATAAAATTCAGTCAGACGAAGAAGTAGGAGATGCTAAATACTTTGTATCTCAAATGGGCTACGAGGCCTTGCCAGAAGAAATGATAGATAGAACTATTATTGAAGAAGCCCAAGAAGGTGGCTCATCTCATTTTTCGTTTCAACGTGAGTATTGTGCTCAGTTTACTGACGGTAGTGATAGTTATTTTAGCGCAAAGAAGATGGAGTTGTGCACTCTGAAAGGGGATGAAGAACCTTGTACTCTTATGGTTGGTAGAAGTGGAAAACGTTATGTTTTAGGCATTGACCCTAATATGAGTGATAGCCCAACTGCTGACTATTTCGCTATGTCTGTAATGGAGATAGACGACAATACAGGGCAAGGCACTTTAGTCCATACATACGCTGGATTAGGAAGTCTTAACAAACATGTAAAATATTTAGCTTATATTCTTCAAGCTTTTAACATTGTATTTATATGTCTTGATAATGCTGGCTCTGATACATATTTAGATAGCTGTAATGAATCTCAATTTTTTAAAGATGCTGGTATTAACTTAAAGACTATACCTTTAAACTCTGATGCAGAAGGCGTAGAATATCAAAAATCTATAAAACAAGCTAAACAAAAATACAATCAAGAAAATTATCAAATTTGCTTTAATCAAGTATTTACTAGTAATTTTATTCGTAGGGCTAACGAGCATCTTCAAGCTTGCATAGATTATAAGAAGATTTGGTTTGCTTCCAGAACAGCCTCTAACGAATCTTTTTTCAACAGGACTAGCTCTATAAGGTTGCCACATCCTAAGAAACTCATTTTTATTGATGACCGCAAAGAGTGGTCTATGCTTGATTTTATTGAGCATCAGGATGATATGATTTACCAAACTAAAAAGCAATGTAGCTTAGTTGAGCATAAATCTACGGCAAGAGGCTCTCAGAACTTTGATTTGCCTCAGCATCTAAAAAGGTCCACTTCAGTTAACAAAGCCAGAAAAGATAACTATTCATCATTAATGTTGGCGAATTGGGGCATTAAGCTTTATAACGACATAACTAAGGCCGAAATCAATACTAATAAAGAAACTTTCGAGCCTATTATGCTTTTTTAAGTGTAAATAAAGTCGAATAAGCTTTTATGCCTAGTAAAATAAAAAGTGGACAGATAGATGAGACTAGCTTTACAGAGCTATTCCTAAAGAAACTTTCTGGCTCAGACACCGTCCCGTCTGGCTTTTATACCGTAGCTAATCCTTCTGGGTATGTTCCTTTGACTGCTGGTGGGCCTGACTCAATGACAGGGTATAGTGGTGATATTATGTCTAGAACTTCTGGATTGATATCAAATGTTTCTGGCGCACTAAACACTAGTGGAGATTTACTTTTTCAAAAAGCTGTTGATGTATCTGGCTTTTCTGTTACTTTAAACACTGCTACTAGCGGCTACTTACAAACTGAAATAGAGACTGCTTCGGGAGATTTTTCTACAGTTAGTGGAGAATTTCTAAAATCTGGTAGTTTTTTTCATGTTGTTAGTGGAGATTTTTCAACTTCAGCCCCGACTGGAGCTTTAGCTTACTCTTCTGGAGATGCTAGGGGTTTGTATGTTGTAACAGGTGATTCAACTGCAAAAGAAGGTTGGGCTAAACTATCAGAGTATCCTGAAATGACTGGGTACGTTTCAACAACAAGTGGAGACATAAAAACTAGCCTAGAAGCCACTGGAACTAATCTTTCTAATCTGATATCCAACGTAAACGCAGACAGCTCTACAAATTTTACAGCTAAGAAAACTTTTTCGGCAGGCCTTAAGACTGAGTTGATGGAGCTCGGTACAGATGGAGTTACAATGAGAGTCAACTCAAATAACTCTGTGTCATTCGACGATGTAAGCGGAGCTCTTCTTACAGTGGCTCCGGGATACGGAGCAGATGCTCCAGTATTTTCTGTTACAGATAAAGCAGGCTTGCCTTTGATAGATGTTTTTGACGACGACAGAATAAATTTTGGACCTTTCGGAACTAACCCGTTGAATGTTAGCGGAGAGAAAGTATGTTTGGGTAATTACAGATCTTTTTTTAGTGGCTCAGATGTTCATCTTAGCGGTAAGATAACTGTAAACGATATGCTCACTGTTAGTGGTCTTTCAGGGGGTTATGCAATTTTTAACAATTTACCGGAGCACCCAAACACAGGCGGTTTGCCTATTGGAACACTTTTCGTAAGCGGAAACAATACTGCTGGCAAAGGCAGGCATTTAATGATAATTTAAAATGACAAAGAAAACAAAAAAGCAAGAAGACGAGATTAAGCCAATGATGACAAGCTTTGCGGCTTCACCTTACACGACTACTAATCAGTCGACTAGACAGCGTAGGAATGTAGGCGGTCAAATAGAAAGAACTAATAGGTTCGAGAATATTGACAATGGCTTAGTGCCTTATAAATATTCAAAAGGAGTTAACAACAAAAGCTCCCTCGACGTTAGAGACGTTGTAATTCTTTGTCAAAAAGCTTATTACAACTTTGCTGTCTTTAGGAATGTCATCGACCTAATGACCGAGTTCTCTTCGACTAATCTTTATTTTACAGGAGGCAGTCAAAAGTCAAGAGATTTCTTGGATGCTTTGTTTAAGAAGATTGATATGCAAAGCTTCTTAGATAAATTTTTTAGAGAGTATTATAGATCTGGTAATGTTTTTATTCATAGATTCGATACCAAAATACAGCCAGATGATTTAAGAAGAATTACTCAAACTTATGGAGGGAGTAAACTAACTTCGCTTGCAGAAGAAAGCAAGCTGCCTTCTAGATATATTATTTTGAATCCAGCTGATATTCAAATGGGTGGGAATATATCTTTCTTTTCTGGCTTGTATTATAAAATTTTAACAGACTACGAATTAGAAAGAATTAAGAACCCTAAAACAGAAGAAGACCAACAAGTTTACGATTCTTTAGATCCAGAAACCAAAAAAGCTTTAAAGGGCAGAAATCTAGGAATTATTTCTCTAAGGTTAGACCCTGACAAAGTTACTCCTGTGTTTTACAAGAAGCAGGACTACGAGCCTTTTGCGGTTCCTATGGGCTACCCAGTTTTAGAGGACATCAATTGGAAGTCGGAAATGAAGAAGATGGATATGGCTTTGACTAGGACGACTAATCAAGCTATATTGCTAATCACTATGGGCTCAGAGCTTAAAGACGGAAGCTTGAATATCAACCAAAGAAGTATTGAGACTATGCAGAAGCTTTTTGAAAATCAGTCTGTTGGCAAGGTTCTTGTCTCTGATTATACAACTAAGGCTCAATTTGTTATTCCTGATATAGCTGGCATTCTTGATCCCAAAAAATACAGCGTGGTGAATCAAGACATTCAAATGGGGCTAAATAATATCCTAGTTGGAGAAGATAAGTTTGCTAATACAAGTATTAAAATTCAAGTCTTTATAGAAAGATTAAAACAAGGTCGTGATGCTTTTATTAATCAATTTCTTAATCACGAGATCAAACGTATTTGTAAGTCTCTAGGTTTTAAAAATTATCCTAAAGCTCACTTTCAGGAAATAGAGCTCAAAGATAAAACTACTTGGAATAGAGTCGTTGCTCAGCTTATCCAGTACGGCATTCTTACTGCTGAAGAAGGCTTGGAGGCAATTAGCTCTGGTAGATTACCTGAACCGGAAGAGTCTGTAGAGTCTCAAAAGAAATTTAGGGAGCTAAAAGAACAAGGTTACTATTCCCCTCTTCTAGGAGGCGGTGGCGGTGGTGCTCCTGCTCCAGCAGGTAGACCTGACGGTTCTAAGTCCCCACAGACAACTAAAAAAGTTTCGCCTATTGGTGAAAACACTACAGGCTCACAAAAATTTAGTGTGGAAAAAATTAAAGAGAGTTTGGCTTTGGCTGAAAAGCTCGAAGCAGAGATTCAGGAGAAACTCAAACTAAAATATGATAACAAAAGAGTAACTAATAAGATTAGAAATCTATCTTCTGAATTGTGTAAAATAGTTATGGCTAATGAATCTTCTGACAAATGGTTGGAAAAAGTTAGCGAATATATTAATAACCCAGCAGATACTAATGAAGAAGCTATCAAAGAAATACAAAGCATAGCTGTTGAACATCAAGTTGATGAGTATTTAGCAAGTCTGTTGTATGCAAGTAAGGTTTAAAAATGAGCG